TCGCCTGGTTGTCCGGTTGTTCAACAACCACAACCGGCGGCGCCCAGGATTTGGTTTTGGATAAAAGTATCCAGCCAATGTCGCGGAATGAAGTCGTGTCGGCCATTGGCGATTGCCAGGCAAACGGGCTTCGTGCCGTGTTGATGTACGGCAAACGCAAGGTCAACGGGTACACCGCCGACGTTGTGATTGACGTTACTTGTGCCCCCAAATGGTAAAGGAAACCACCATGAAAGTTTATAAAGCAATCAACGCCGTCCAGGCTGAATTGTCTACGGTCGGCATCACAAAGGATCGTCGCAATATGCAAGGTAGCGGTTACAACTTCCGCGGCATCGACGATGTTTACAACACCATTGCGCCTTTGTTGGCCAAACATGGTTTGTGCATTTTGCCCCGTGTGCTGGCGCGTGAATGCGTCGAACGCGTAAGCCAAAAAGGCGGTGCGCTGTTTTACATCACCGTCGAAGTTGAATTCGATTTTGTGTCTGCTGAAGATGGTTCCAAACACACCGTCAAAACTTTTGGCGAAGCAATGGACAGCGGCGACAAAGCCACCAACAAAGCAATGTCGGCCGCGTACAAATACGCTGCATTCCAGGCGTTCAGCATTCCAACCGAAGCCGACAACGATGCCGACGCGCACACGCATTCCGTGGCTGCCGTGCCGGACATTACCGATCACTTGTCTGCAATTGAAGCAAGCGCCAGTAGTGACGAATTGGCAGCGGTTTACAAAATTGCATTTGAGGCTTGCCAGGGAAACCAGGCGCTTCAAACAAAAGTGATGGCAGCCAAAAAAGAACGCGTGGCCCGCGCCAAAAAGGAACAGTCAAATGCTTGAATTTAAATCACAAACCATGCGCCAGGTTCTTGAATCCATGATGGACATTATGCAAAGGTGGCAAGAATCCAGCGACGACGAAAAACAAGACTTAATCAATCCTGACGCGCCCATGATTGTCCAATGCGGTGACTTTGGTTACGAAGTTCAAAGCATAGGCGGGGATGGTGACATTGAAGGGTTTGTGATGATGCTCAAACCCGAAAAAGTGTGCCAATGGAAGGGCATGGAATTCAAACAATTGAAAGGTAAAAAATGACTGACGAAATCGAACAACGCACCGACGAATGGTTTGCTGCCCGCCTGGGCAAAGTCACCGCGTCCAAGGTGGCCGACGTGATGGCCCGCACAAAATCGGGTTATAGCGCCAGCCGCGAAAACTACATGGCCCAACTGGTGGTCGAACAAATCACCGGCACACGCCAAGAATCGTTTACCAATAGCGCCATGCAATGGGGAACCGACCAGGAACCGTTCGCCCGCGGGGCGTATGAAGCCGCCACCGGCAACATGGTTGAGGACGTGGGGTTTGTGAATCACCCAACCATTGCGATGGCTGGCGCGTCACCTGACGGCCTGATTGGCGACGACGGATGCGTGGAAATTAAATGCCCCAACACGGCCACCATGATCGAAACGCTGCTGACCGGCGCCATCCCTCAAAAATATTTCGCGCAAATGCAATTTCAAATGGTTTGCGCTGGCCGCGCCTGGTGCGATTACGTGGTGTTTGATCCACGGATGCCAGCCAAAGCGCAACTGTTCATTAAACGCGTACCGCGTGACGAAGTTTTCGTGGCAGACATGGAAGCGGAAATCATTAAGTTCCTGGCCGAAACCGCGGTCAAGGTCGATCAACTGAAAAAAATCATTGGGGAATAAATCATGGCAAAACTTATTAACGAAATCACCGTAATCACCGGAACGTACAACAACGCCCAAGGCCAACAAAAGAACCGTTACCAGCGGATCGGTTCGATCATCGACACCAAAAACGGGCCAATGCTAAAAATCGACGTGATCCCGTTAAAGGAAGGCGGTTGGGACGGTTGGGCATACATCAACGAACCACGCGAACGCGACGACCAGCCGCAACAGCGACGCGCACCCCAAGGCAGCGGGTTCGACGACATGAACGACGATTTGCCAAACTTCTAAGGGGCTGGTCATGCAATTGGATTTTTTTGGCGACGAAGGCGATTACCTGGCGCAACTGAAAACCAACTGGCGGGCCACCATCGAAGGCGACGGGGGCCATTGCCCTTGTTGCGGGAAGTGGGGTAAGGTAAGCCCCCAGGGCATGAACGAAACACGCGCCTTGGCCCTCCTGTGGCTTTCCCGCGCCCCTTCGGATGTTGATGGTTGGGTGGATGTTCCAAAAACTGGCCCGCGCTGGTTGATGCGTGGCAAAACGCACACAACGTTGCAGCATTGGGGGTTTGTGGAATCAGGCGGCCACGCGGAAGACAACAAAAAATCGGATGGCGCCTGGCGCGTTACGCCAAAGGGCTTGCACTTTATTTGTGGAACGATTACTGTTCCACGTAAGGCATACATTTACAACAATGTTGTCGAAGGCTGGTCGGACGAATGCGTTTCGTTTAGGGATTGCTTTGGCCGCCATTTTGATTATGCTGAAGTGATGGCCGACAATTTCAACTTAAATGCAATCAAACTTTAAGGAATGCCCACCATGCAACACGAATTGCAATCAGGGGCGGCTTTGCCCGAATCGTGGGTATGCCCTTTTTGTTATACCACCGGCTGCGCCACGCCTGGCGCGTGTAAAGAATTGGCTTTGCGTAATGAAGTCCTGGACGAAGTGGCCAGGGAATTTGACAAAATGAAAAGCCTGGGCGACACCGCGGCGTCTTTTGCCGCGTTTGTCAGGAACATGAAACGTTAAGCAAACGGGCGCGTTCCGGCTTTGTCAATAATCAGGGCTTGTTTGCGCGGGCTGGTGTCGTCGCTGTTTGGAATGCTGATATGCGTCCATCGGTCAAATTCACGGATCACCTGGTCAAACGCAATTCCGCTGGCCATGATTTTTCGCACCACTTCGTCGGGCGTCATGCCTGGCACACGGAAGTCGCAAGCGCAACCCGTGCGGTGCTGGCTGGAATCTTTTGAACCAACTGCGTCATTCACTTTTTTGGTTCGTAGGCCCGATGAAATCATTATGGGCTTTCCGTCCAAAACCACTTTGACTTGCTCAAGAAAATCAGCCAGGCGCGTCAGGTTGGCCAATTCTGCGTCGTTGGGGCTGTTGTCCCATCCGTTGCGTTCGGCTGTTTCGGATGCGGTCAATTCTTCCAGGGTGAAATGCGGCGTCAGGTTCATTTTTTGGCCCTCATGTCAGCAAGTTTTTCAACGGTGCGGCCACCAAAGTAAGCCAGGAAAATGATTTGGCCCCATTGGCCTAACAACTGCACGTAGGATTCCTGGGCGTTGTAGCCAAATGCACTCATCATTGTGAACACAAAATAAGCCACAAAAATGGCAATCAGCGCCATCGGCCGGATGTTCTTTGACAGCCAAGAATCGGAACCCATGTCGGCTTTCCAGCGATCCGACACATTGTTCATTTCCACTTCAAACAGTTTGGTTTCGTTGGCCATCTTGGCCAGTTCGCCGTCCTGGGCCATCTTGGCCAAGTCCAATTGTGCTTTGGCTTTGGCTTCAGGATCGGGAATCAATTTGTCGATCAACTTCCCGCCAACGTTTAACAATGCGTCAAGTCCAAACATTATCTTTTCTCCAACTTGGTTTCAATGATGGCAATTTTTTGGCGGTTATATTGAATGTCGTCACGGTTCTTTTGAATTTCCAATGACAAATCTTGCCGCAATCTTTCACGGGCCAGTTCGGCGCCGGTGTTGGTGGCTTGTTTGTTGTCGCTGGTTACCACCAGGCTGATTTTGCTGTTCAAAATTGTCACTTCATGCGACAAATTGGAAAGCGCCGACATAAGGTAAACCACGCAAGTAAACAACAACGGCAAAACTGCAAACGTCAATTTTTCAATCAACGCGCCTTTGGGTGATTCTTTTTCGTCGGCCATTTCAATGCCCTTTCATCCAACTAATTGCAAACCCCACGGCACTTGAAACAAACGACACAAACGCCATTCCGGCCCAAAAGCCACCGCGCCCCTGGTTAGCCAGCGCCACCAGTTTTTCTAATTGGGCTTCCATTTTGTCCATTTTTTTGTCCATTTCGTCAAACCGGCGTTCGTAGTCTTGAACCTTTTGCCAAAGGACGCCGTATTTCACGGGATCAATTTCGGGTTGCGCTATCATTTTTTGCCCTTGTTTTTAACGTCTTCCAGGGTTGATCCCGCGCCTGGTTCCAATGATTTTTCCACGGCGGCCTTTTCTTTGTGCGAACGAATAAATTTTCGGGCTTCGGTTCCAACTGGATAGCCGCCAACGAATTTCAAACCAGCCACGTTGCCCAACGCTTCGGCAGTACCGGCGGCCTTGTTGGCCAGGTAGCCCACCAGCGTGTTGGAATTGTTTACATAGGAACCACGGGGTTGGAATTGCGTATAGTTTGCCACGTTGCCCAATGTCTTCAATTGCAATTGGGTTTCAGGATCAAAGATTTCCTGGTAATTTCGCACGTCGTCCAACGATTTCAAAGCCTTGTTGTAATTGGCCTGGCTGAAATTTCCTTTGCCGTCCACAATGCCAGCCTTGTCGGACAGCCAATTAATGGTTCCGGCTTTGATGTGCTGGTGGCCAACCGAATCGCGGCCCAACGTTTCCACCATTGTGTTGACGTTTTTGTTGACGCCGCGAATCACATACTTGTCAAAAAACTTGTCGGCCGGTACGGTTTCGTTAACGGCCGCTTTATATGCGGGGTCTTTTTTCAACGCGTCAAAACGTGACTTGGCCAAGCCGCGGGCGGTGTCGGCCAGGGGCTTCAACTGCGCGGCGCTGCCTTGCAATGGCAAGTCTTCCAAGGCTTGATAAACCAGGCTGGATGCCATCGAACGGTTGCCGTCACCGGATCGTTCGGCCTTGCGGATTTCGGCAGCCAGGTTGGTTCGCAATGCTTCAAATTGCTCAAACGTCATCGGCTCACCTTCGCGGAACCGTTTAAGGTCGGACGCAATTTCAGGTGGCACAAAGTTGGTTTTCATTTTTTTGGACAACAGCGCGTCGGCATTCTTGGCCAACTGCACACCGTCAACGGGGAACGTGCCGCCGTTGGCGTCTTCCAGTTTTTTATATGCGCTGGTGATTTGTGCGCTGCGGTCGGCGTCCAATGCTTTGTATGCGTCGATCAACGCTTCGCTGGATTCAATGGTGCGCGTTGAATACACGCCCGGCGCTGCCTTTTCACGAATCAACGGCACGTTGTCCACCAGGGCTTTGTTTTGCTCGTTTAAGCGGTATGCAAGCGCCTGGCCTTCGGGTGTTCCACGGGTGTTTTGTTCTTTGGAAATTTTCACCAGGTCGCCGGTGGCTTGGCCTTCGGTCAAACGCACGGGAACCGGCAACGAATCGCCTTCCAGGTGACGCAACACAACGGGCGCGTTTACCTTATCCAGCGGCATATTGCCGTACAACTGTTGGAATTCAGGCGTGGCCGTTTGAAGGGCTTGTTTGATGATTGTGGCGTCAGGTGTTGCGGCTGCGCCAACGCTTGCGCGGCCACCTGGCTGCGCGTAAGGCGCGGCCTGGGTAGGTTGGCCAACAACGGGCGGCACAACGCCTGGAACGGCGGTTGGCGCTTTGACGGTTGTAGTGCCAGGCGCAACGGCTTCAACGCCACGCATAACACCACGCTGCACAACTTGGGGCGTGACGGCCTGAACACCTTGCTTGACAGCCTGGCCAGCGTAACCGGCTTCGGTCTTAACAATTTGGCCAAGTTTGGTTTGACCGGCGGCTTTGACGGCCGAAGGCGTGGCCAACAATAGCGTGTTCATATACGATTCAACGTCAGCCTTTGGCAAACCAGTTTCCTTGGCAATTACATCGGCGCCTTTGTCCATGTTGGCGCCAATGTAATTCATCAACCGTTGGCTGGCTTCGCCTTTGTATTCAGGCGTATCGGCCACACCAAAAGCGCGGCCAACAACGTTTTTTGGGCTAGTGGTTTCGGCTTTGGCTTTTTCGGCCGCGGCTTCGGGCGACATTTGTGTGCCGTAATAAGCCCGCGCAACTGGATAGGCCAGCACGTCCAAAGTTCCGGTCAGCGCATTAATTCCGGTATCTGCCAGGCTGGCGGCTGCGCGGCCTTGGCCACGGAAAAATTCGCCAACTTTACTGGCCACCTTGCCGCTTGTTTTTTCAACAATGCCTGGCTTGGGCGGTTCAGGATTTTTAAATGCGTCGTTTACCGCGCTGTTAATGTCCTGTTCTTTGATGCCGGAAAATTCGGTCGTAGATGGTGACGACGATGCTGGCGCTGGCGCCGTTGATGTGCCGCCCGTTACTTTTTGAATGTAATTGGTTGGGTCTTTGGTGACAAATCCGCCGTAATCTTTCAACGCCAAATCGACGTTGCCGCCGTGGCGTTTCGTCAATTGCGTCAAATATGTCCTGGCGGCTTCGCGTGATTCGTTTTCATCAAACGGGTTAAATTTCACGCCCTGTTTGTGCAACATTTGGACAGTTTCAGGCAAAAACTGATATGGCCCCATCGCTTTGGTTTCTTTGTTGACGGCAAAAGGGTCTTTGCCGCTTTCAACTTTTTTCAATCTATCCAGCAATTGATCGGAAATAATTGCGCCTTGACCGGTTGGCGCGGGCGCGGGCGCCGCGGTCGGTGCTGGCGCTGGACGTGACTTCACTTTTGTGCCAAAGGCGTCACCCACCGCGCTGTCAATTTGCGACGTATCAAACAGTTCGACGGCCATTATTTACCCCCAACCAGTTTTTGCATATCCCCGATTTTGCGAACCAGGTTTTGATAACCAGGCGAATTTGGGCCGCCCGCTTGCGTCACCACTTCGCGGATGGCTTCCTTGTCGCTGTTTCGCATGGCATCGTACAAACGCACGGCGTTGATGCCGTCGGCGCCCAATGTTTGCGTCCAACGCTGCTGGAATTCAATGGCTGAAAACGGGTTTTTTGTGCGATTAAAATTGTTTTCAATGCCCTGGTTAAACAATTCCGTGCCGGTAGTCAATGCGCGGTTTACGCGGGCCGTTTGCTTGATGGCTGGCGCCGTCCATTCTGTTGTGCCTGAAATTTGGCCAGCAATTGCGCGGCCAGCATCCGTGCCACCCAGGCCGGATGATTGCGACAATGAAGCCGTTTGCATTGCCATGTAATGGCCCAACTGATTTAAATTGGTTGCGTTGTCGCTGGTAAATGGAAGTCCAGCATAACCGCCGGTCAACGAACCAATAAAGTTGGCGCCCCGACCGGTAATAACGTCGTCAGCCAGTTTGATGATTTGGTTGTTGTTGAATTGCTGAATGGGCGCTTGCGCGGCTGAATTGCGAACGCTTGTTCGAAGGTTTTGTGCAACTTCCAGCGTGGCAGCATTTTCGCCCGCGGGCATCCTCACCGGCGCATTGGCCAATGGTTGGCCAGGGGGCGGCAAAGGCATTGGGCCACCAACAACGGGGGCGGCTGGCGCTGGCACATTGACGGGTGGCCGTGGTGGCTGCATTTGACCGGCGCCAGGTACGGGCTGCTGTTGCGGAACAATGTTGCCGCCCAACGGGGTTGGCATTCCACCAGGCATTTGACCAGGGGAAACACCAGCGGGCACGGTTTCTTCGCCAACAATTCTGCCCCTTGCATCACGCACAAAATACGTAGGGTTGTTGTTCATGTCCACTTTGCCGGTCAATTCGTATTGACCACCAGGCGCCATTTGCGCGACAACCAGCGGGGTTTGACCAACTTCCTGGCGGGGCGGCAAACCAGCAACGGAAGGCGTGGTAACGGTCGGAAACGTGGCAGCGCCAGTTCCAATCGTCCCAGGCTGTTGACGGAATGCGGTTTCCTGTTGGGGAATATTAAGCAGCGTTTGTGCGCCGCGTTGGGCCAATTGATCCCAAGGCGTTTGTTCGGGCAGTTCGTTCCAAATTGTTTTGTACGAATCAACCAGGCGCGACAAATCGGGATTGTTTGGATTGGTCTTTACCAAATCATCCAACGCGCCCATGTACGTGTTTTTGTCTTTGATACCCGCCTTGCCCAAAATATTAAATGTTTGACCAACCAGGTTTTTTTGCTCTTGCGTCAAACCTTGCTTTGCGGATTTGGCTTCAATTTCGGCTTTGGACATGGTTGTGTATTTTTGCAACATATCCGTATAAGTCCTGGGCGCCAACTGCGGAAGGATTTTTTTTGCTTTTTCAATGTCCAGGCTGTTATCGGTCATAAAAATGTCGGGGTTTGCAAACACCGCATTTTGAACACGCTTTTGCTCTTGATTGGCAATGTCTTGTTGTTCAAGCGCAATTTGGCCGCTTTTGTAAGACTGAACACCGCGGCCAATGTTGACCATATCGGCCAACGACAAATTGGAAGCGGGCTTGATTTGTTGTGAAACGGGTGTGATCTCGTATGCCATATTTGTTCCTTAACCCAAAAGCGCGTACATCATGCCCGCGTTGCCCAATTGCCCAACGGTGTTGGCCATCGCGTTTGCTGCGCCTACCTGGCCACCAGCCAAAGCATTTGCGCCGCCAACGCCAAGTTGTGCAATGTTCGTTGCTGCGTTTTGGCCCATTGTGGATTGTTGACCTTGCGCGGTTTGACCGATACCAGCCACGCCCGCCAGGGTGTTGTAAATGTCGCGGCGCTGCTGCATCAATTGAGGAAGCGCTTGGCCCATTGTGTAATCAATGGCAAACTTTTGGCCAGCGCGTTGCACGTTCGATCCACCGCCCCCAACGTTCATGGCTTGCATGGCGCCGCCGGTTCCTTGCTGGACAGCAAATTGGTATCCAGGCATATTTGAAATGTCGGCAGCCGTGATCGGTTTGGTCAGCGTCGGCAGCATTTCATTAATCTTTGTTAACGCCCCGTAACCCGCCTCTCGATAGGGTTTACCCTGTTCGTTCAAGATGTCAAACATTCGCCGTTGTTCGGCGATACCGGCTTGGGTTCCCTGGTACTGCAAATTGGCCGCTTGTTCCGCGGTTTTGGCTTGGTTCATACCGCCGCCAACCATGCCACCGATACCGGCGCCAATTGCCGCACCGGTCAACGTACCGGCCACACCGTAGCCTAAAGCGCCTCCGATTGCTGCTGCAACGAATGTCATATCATTCCCCTTCTAATTTTTTCATCTCGTCGATGATGTATTTCAATTTATTGCCTGAATCAAACATCGACGTTTCATCCGGTTCGACCAGTTCCAATTCGATCTTGTCCAATTCGGTTTCTTCCGTCTTGTGGATCGTTACCCCAATCGAATCTTGGGTGGCCAGGGTTACCCGCTTTGTTCCAGGCTTGCATTCAACAACGTCGCCAGCCTGAAGTTTTTTCATTCCGCTTTCAGTCCACGCAATTATCTCGCCTTTGGCGCATAAAAAGAAGTGCGGGTGTTTGTGAACCTTGCCGACAATCAGCGTTCCAGCCGGACGATACACCCGTCGGCAATACATACCAGGCACAAAATAATGCTCAGTTTGCAATTCAACCTGGGGCATCTTGACCATTTCGGCTTGCAGCCGGTCGATTTGATCCCGCGTGGGTGATGAAATGACTTCGTTCAAAACGTACCCCCGCCAATGCCGTTTAAGGCTGTCAAATCGGTAAATTTGCCCGCGGCCGGTGTTGTCAGGCCAATGGTCGAATCATTGATCGTGCAATTGTCAATCGTTACGTTGGCAATTGTGCCGCCCGTAATCACAATGTAAGCAATGGTGGCCGACAAAATGTCAGGGCTTTGCAGCCAAATAATCCACTCACGCGCTGGCCGTCCGGTCGTCGGATCAAGGAACGCCGATTGCGGAAAACGGATGTTTGTCGATGACGCGGGATTGGGGGCAACCATTAGTTATCCCCCACCGACGCTTTCAGGTTTGCGGAAACAATCACGGCCTTGACCGGATCAGACACTACAACCTCAAAAATGCGGTCACGCGACCAGCCCAGGCGTCGCCAAATGGCGCGGTTTTGATACCGGCCAATTTTGCCAATGGTGATCCAATGCTCGTTTGACCAGGTAGAACCGCCGTCATTTGACCAACGCAACATGGCTTGGGGGTCTTCGCCCTGGCCGGTTGTAAGGCCAACGCCAGGTTGGAATTGGATTTGGAATTCATCAAAAAATTGACGCTGCAAATCCGTGGTCAGGTGAACCGCACGGCGCAAACGTCGAATTGTTGAACCGTTGTCGGTGTAAACCGCGTTATCCAGGCTGTAAATTTTGCCGTTTTCAAAGTCGCCCACCAAATTTTTGCCAGCAAAAAACGCATAGCAATTTGACCGGTGGCGGTAGTATCCGGCCACGTTGTCCCAGGAAAGCCATTTGTGCCATTGTTGCGTGGCCAGGTCATAAACCCATGTCAAATCAATTGAAGGAAACGTCACGACATACATTTCGTGGCCTTCGATTT